TTTGTGAGCGCTGCGGCGGCCGCTATTGCGGGTAACGCCACGGCGCACACTTTTCTGAGCATTGCTTTGGTCTACTTGGCCGGCATCGCGGTTAATTACATCTACCACCGGGTGGGTGTGAACCGCGTCACGCTTTTGAACTATGCTCCGCTGTGGCGGGCGTGTGTCTGTGCTGCGTTTTTCGCCGCAGGCCTTTTCGCGCCCCCCACTTGGCGTGACAGTGTCGAGGTATTCGTTATCTCCGCTGTATCCGCCGTTGCGGAGATTGTTCCTTATGCGCAGGAGCTGGCTGTGGATCCCCGTACCCATGTGCTGGCGCTCTTCCTCTACATGCTGTTCACGCGTGAGAGGAAAGCGATTCAGTACATCCCCGAGATGCCCGTCTCGGGGAGCCCCATCCATGACATGGACAAGGCTGCCAACCATGTGACACCGCTTTTCAAGAACGGTAAGTTGCTAGGCACTGCCAACCCCGTGCAAGGTAAGGCTTTGGTTACGGCTAAGCATTGTGTGCAGGAATGTGCTATCGACAAGCTCATTTCTTTCACTATTCGTGGTAAGAATGGGCTGGCGTATCCGCTTCGGGGTTACGTCATCAAGGCTGACAACGCTGATGTCGCCGTGATTGTCGATGGGCCCGGTGGGAATGTTGCGTCATGCATTTCTCTCGCCGGCCTGGTTTCGACCACGCCAGCCACGCGTCACGTTACGGCTGTGCACGGAGTTGCGTGTTTCTTTGATGAGAACGCAGAGCCGAAAGGGTCGTATGGCACGATATTCCCACCGAAGGGTGGTGCGGTCATGTTTGCCGAGGATAAGCAACCCTTGGGCACGCATACACTTTCCACACTACCGGGCGCCTCTGGTGCCTTCCTGGTTTCAGGTCGGCGCTATTACGGGTTGCATGTTGGTGCCGCGAGCGGAGATCGCAATGTCTTCGTTCCGGCTGCCCTCGTATCCGCTCTTGTTGACTACGCGTTGACATCGGTGAAGCTGGAATCGCCCCTTCCAGCCGAGAGGGTGAGCTATAAGGTACGTCAGTCCCGTGAGGGATTGATGGTAGTTGATGAGCGGCGTATGTCGTACCCAGATGTGTCCATTGATACTCGTGTTGACGAGCACTCTGTGCTTGAGAACGAGGACTGGACTGCTGGTGACGACTGGGCGGACGCGTACATCGAGGAGACGGCTGTACAGAAGCCGGTTTTTCGTTCGCGGCCGGGCAACCGGCCTCCCCCGCTATCTACGACGAGTGGTCCGAAGAGGACCAAGTCGCAGGTGACCCAAACGCCCGCCGATACTACCATGCGGACAGCCAGTTCGCAGACGCCCAAGACGCCTACACCGTCGGCCTCGATCCTCCAGGCGACGGTACAGAAGCCAAGTGGCCCCCCTTCGGGGGTCACCAATGGGAAGTCAACGAAGGCGAAGCGCTCCCGAAAGGGGCGCCAAGCACCGAAGGCTTCGCAGTCCCCGACACAACAGTGAAGGGGCAGCGTAGATCGCTGGCTGTACATATGGCCCGGAGCATGAAGTTCCAGCAGCTTTTCACTCCCACGTCTGAGCAAATCGACGCGGTTGCGCGAGCATACTGGACGCTTTTGGGCCGTCCGCAATTTGACGTGACAGGTTTTGATAGTGATGACATGATTGATGATGCTATTAGCGCTCTCAATCCTGACTCCTCGCCTGGCTTTCCATTGATGTACCATTCTGCTACTAACAAGGAGGTTGTGTTGAACCCCCTGCACAAGACTTCTCTGCGATTGATGGTTAAATCTCGTCTCCAGAGTGGTACGCACGGACTCGTCCGTGTGTTTGTGAAGAGGGAACCGCATAGTCTCAAGAAGGTGAGCGAGGGACGTTACCGTCTCATTAGTTCTGTTTCTGCGCAGGACCAAGTTGTAGAGCGTTTGCTACACTCGTACCTTGACGAGTACGAGTTGAAGCACTTTGAGCGTTTGCCAACCAAGGTCGGTTTTACCGGCCTGGACGGCGACTTTGAGCGCGTTATGCGCTACGCTTTTCACTGCGACGCACTCCTTGATGATCCGGTGACGTTGTCGAAAGACTTCGGTTCATATGACTGGGTTAAACCAGTTAACTCCCTTTATCGCATCCACTTTAGGGTGCGTGCATTGTGTGTCCGCCCAGGGCCTGATGCTGCGCGTTTCATCCGTCTTTTGAAGTCGAGATATGTCGCGCTCCAGGTCATTCGGGTGTTAGATGCTGGCGGGCGAGTCACGTACTTGCCACGTCCCATCCAGTTATCTGGTAGGTTCTCAACGCTGGCCGACAACTCCCGCGAGCAGGTCTTCATTAGGTTCTTGTTTGACCTAGTGTTCAAGCGACCGTTAGCCGCCGCGCTTATAGCGACGGGCGACGACACGGTTGACAGGCTCTCGCGGGT